TGCATAAAAAAGGTGCACCAGCTGGAAGTGACATATAACTTTAACTCTTTGGAGGCATTGTTACTGGGTGTTACAAAGTATAGCCAAATGTACACCCAGAACAATCTTCCCTACGAACATAAAATCTTAATTGGTGAGAATACTTTTATAGCTATCTTTGTAATATGAGAAGAACCCAACAACATGAATTGTTTACTACTAACTATGCTGTAACTTATGAGGGATGGCAAAAGTTAGACTACCCTATTGAGGGTCAATTCAGAGATGTATATTTATGGTGTAATTACTATGTATATACTTGGGCTCCAAATTATTATTTGCTTGTAAAGATTGTAGATAAGAATAATAAGATTATCTACGAAAACTACATTAACTCAATATCTGAGTTTCAATATGTTAAAAAGAAAATAGGTTTAGATAAACCTAACAAACAATGTACTGAACAAAGTGTAGTTTATTTTATAGATGAATTTGGTAATTATTTAGTAAACGAAAACAATATATTTTTAACACAATGAGTGGACCACAAAGAACACAATTGGCTACAGTAAGTACTGTAACCCCAACTTTAACTGACAAAGCTATTGTTAGTCAGACTAATACTGTAAAAGCAAGTACATTTCAGAGTATATATAATTTGTTTAAGACAGGTTATGATACAGTTTATACTACAACTGCTGCCGTAGCTGCACAAATAACAGCTGCTTTAACTAACTATGTTACTAACTCCAGCCTTGCTAGTACATTAACTGGTTATGTAACTAGTTCTCAACTTAGTACAACTCTTACAACACTACCTCAAGTAGCAAGTGTAACAATAAACAAATACAAGTTTTATCTTGTATTGTTAATTTTGAAAATACTCAAAGTGATGATTATATTTCAAATACACAGTTACAGTTGATTGAAGGTTTTTCAGGTGACATTATTGCATTAAGCAGAACTGATTTTTTAGGTGGTATTCTTGCTACATATTCTCAGTATTTAATTATGCAACAAGCTGCATCACAACTTACTAATCAAATAGTTAGTAATTCAAACATTAAGCTTTCTGTTGTTGGTGGAAATCCTATACCAAACGGAAGCCCTGACGTAACATTGAAAGTATATGTTGTGTATCAGGTTATTAACCTATAATATGAACCCTGATTTTAAACAAAAGCATTTTAAAACCCTGATTGATTTGTCAAGGAAACATAACTTTTCAGTAGATCAGGTAATTAAGATGTATAAATCTCAGTTTCATTTAGTTGAACATGCTATAACAGATGATTCAGTTAAACCTATATCTGAAAGAAGAACAGTAAAACTAGAAGGGTTGGGAAGTTTTGTATTTCTCCCCTATATTGCTAATAAATTAACAGACTTAAAAAGACAAAAAGATGAACGAAAAATTTTTCCTGAAAGCTCTTCCCAAGATGGAGACGGAGCTCAACTTAATTAAGACCATGATTGACGTAGCTATCTACGAAAAAAACATGGCACAAACTCCTAATACTGAAGTAATCTACATTGCAGAAAACATTATTAGAGAAAAGGTTCTTGAAATTCAAAAGGTACTTAAAAACCCAAGCAAGTTTGACAAAGGACCTAAAGACGATCTAATAGACTAACATTATGACAGCCTTTAAAAGGTTATACTTCGATATAGAAGTAAGTCCAAATGTAGGATTCTTCTGGAGTCCTGGACATAAAGTTTCTATTGACCACAATGCTATTATACATGAAAGAGCTATAATATGTATATGCTGGAAATGGGAAGGAGAAAAGAAAGTCCATTCTTTAGAATGGGATAAAGGAAATGATAAGAAAATGATTCAGCAATTTATGAAAATAATAAATGAAGCTGATGAAGTAATTGGACATAATGGTGATAACTATGATATAAAATGGTTAAGAACCAGATGTTTAATTCATCGTATTCCTGCTTTTCCAAAGTATCAAACTTTAGATACGTTAAAATTAAGTAGAAAGTATTTTAGATTTAACTCTAATAAGTTAGATTATATTTCTAAAATAACCGGAGGGGATGGTAAAACTAAAACAGAGTATTCATGGTGGAAACAGATTGTTTTATTTAATGATCAGACTGCTATGAATAAGATGGTTAAGTATTGTAAGAAAGATGTACTTGAATTAGAAAGAGTTCATCAAGTATTTAAACCTTATACTGAAGCTAAAATTCATGTTGGAGTTGTAGAAGGTGGTTCTAAGATTGACTGTCCTGAATGTGGATCTGATAATACTCATTCAAGAGGATATTCAATTTCTGCTGCTGGAGTAAAAAAGAATAGGTGTCAATGTCAGGATTGTGGTAAATGGTATTCTGTTGCAACAACTACTTACAATACAGAATGGAAAGAAAGGAATCGTAAAGATAAAGTTTAAACTATGGAATTTATAAAGTTAAAAGTTCAATGTTATCCTTATAAACAGGATAGTGAAAAGGATGAAATGGATGCCTTAACTAAAAGTGTACTTAAAGATATAGGTAGAATTTCAACTGAAGATGATGACGATGAGTTAGAATCTGAACCTATATGGTTAGACATGATTTATAGTAAACAATATCTTGCAGACACTGTTCAATGGATGCATGTTGGTTTAGCAAATGAAGATTATACCGTAATGTATTTTAGTCAACAAGAGTTTGTTTTGGTTGATATGCCAATTGATAAATTAATTGAGACTTTAAATGAGATATGATTCCCTCAAAGTTTAACATATTGAATCATACTATAGAAGTAGTTTATGATAATGAACATTGTGATAAGAATGATTGCTTTGCTCAGTTTATACCTAAAGAGAATAAGATTATCTTAGCTAATAAATATAAAATTAAAACTGGCTGGAGAAAGTATAAACAAGAAATAATTGATCATTCTTTTTATCACGAACTTGTACATTGCATTTTATACTATATGAATAGTAAGTTATGGGAAGACGAAAAGTTTGTAGATCAGTTTGCTGGTTTAATGGCACAAATATTTAAGAAATAAAATTGAAAGAACTTAATTTAAACATACCACATTTCAAAGCATTAGTAAAGCGTTCATATTTTACTAAAGATAATACACCTGAATTTGATAATGTGTATGTGTTTGGGGCTCAATCAATAGGTGGCAAGATACTTACATTTCACGTTATGACTGACTATGGTATGTTGCGTTCAAGAGTTCCCATATCTGAAATATATTTAAAGAAACCTGAAAATGATGTACCTTATCATTTTAAACAGCTTTGGGATTGCTTTGATGAACATGCATCTGTAATAACCTATGATTTTTTAGTAGGTAATAAGTGTCAAGTAGTTTTAAGAGATGGTACTGAAATATGGGCTACTTATATGTTCACGATAGATTGGTATAATAACCCATATTCTAATGAACCTTCTGATTATAAATGTGGTCATGTGCTTGTTGCTGATGATGGATACTTGCTTTGCCAACCTAATAACAGGTTATATTGGAGGGATTCTAATTGGATAACAAAACCGTTTCCTGTTATACCAAAGAGTATAAAAGTAGATACTCAACTGCTTAGTGTTGAAAGTGTTAGTGATAAATGGGTTTCTAAAGATGGAAACTCTTATTACTATGATATGGATAAGAAATGAAAAAATTTTTAAAAACAAATATTGAACTGTTTACTACAGGCTTTATACAAGTCTATTTTGTAGCAATAAACACATGCTTTTTAGCTAAAGAAATGTATCTTGGAGTATTAATTGCATCTTTTGCTATTAGTATGATATGGTCTTTTAATATTAAACGTCTTGCATTTGGTTCTAAAACAGATAGAATTATTTATGCATTAGGTGCTACAATTGGAAGTATTATTGGTTTGTTTACAAGTTCATTAATTATAAAACTATGAGATTACTGAAAGTAAATGATGATTTGACATTAGACATTGTACCTGAAGTATTAGAAATACCTGAGTTTAAAGTTATAACCAGAAGGTTAAAGAAAACTAAAGGGGATATGGACGGTAGATTAAAGGTACTTGCTAAGAAAGAGTTAGCTTATGTTTATCATATGGCTTCTGAAGAAGGTCCTTATTCAAGTTTTGAACCTAAAGAAAGACATAAAAGATTAGCTAATGATTTATTTGAAGATCCTAAGTGGCAACCTGATGATGATATAAATAAAGCTATTGAAAAGTATAAAGAACTAAATCATACAGCTGCATCTAAGACATTAGCTACTATTATAAATGCATTGTACAAAGCTAACAAGATAGTTGATACTTTAATTAATGAGATTGAGAACAATCTTGAGACTGGTAAATATAAAGAAGGTATCAATAATAAAAAGGGTCAAGTAATTACAGGTGTAGAGATAATGTTAAATGACATTCAAGCTTTACTTAAAACAAGTAATGAAATTCCAAAAACAATTGATATATTTGAAAAACTTCAGGACAAGATTATAAAAGAAAAACAAGTAGCTGCTTCTAAGTTTAGAGGTGGTGCTGAAATAAGTGATTTTGAAAGGACATAATGTTTGACCAAAAGATAATAAAGTCAATAAATACCGAAGAGTTTAGACGAGAAGCTATAAAGTTTGAAGAGAATAGAAAACGACACGGAGAAGGTTTTTATATAGATCCTAAACTTAAAGGTACAAAAGAATGGAAAGATTATTGGAATCTTCAGGCTTTCTATTGTATTAATGGTATGTCTGTAGGTGGAGTTAAAATTACAGGAGAACATTACTTCTATCTTAACTTTTGTCAAATATCTTTAAAGTTAACGAAAAAGATAACTGATTTAACTACCTTAACTGAGTTAACTACCAAAAAGGTCAAAGTAGATACAACAGTTACATTTCCTGATTTCTGGGATAGTGATTGGTATTATTTTAATGAATGTAAAAGAGCTGAAGAACTTGGTTTACATATAATTGTATTAAAACCAAGACGTAGAGGTTACTCATATAAAAATGCAGCTAAATGTGCATGGACTTATACATTTAGTAAAACAAGAGCTAACTCATTAATACTTGCTGAAGATAAAAAGTATTCTGAAGAAACTATGAGGATGGCTGTAAGTTATCTTGATTTTCTTAACAGACATACAGGTTTTAGTCGTCAACGTCAGCATATTAACAAACCCAGAGAAATGGTTCAGGCATCTTATGAAGAGATTACACCTGATGGTAGAAAGTTAATTGGTGGTTCTATGTCTAGGATTATGCAATACTCTACTCTTAATAATCCAGATGTAGCCAGGGGTAAAGATGCAAAAGTAATTCTATTTGAAGAGGCTGGTTCAATGTCAAATTTAAAAGCTACTTATACAGTAACCCGTCCTACAGTTGAATCTGGTACAGCAGTATCAGGTCAAATGTTTGTATACGGAACAGGTGGTGACTTTAGTGGTGGTATGGTTGACTTTGAAGAAATGTTTTATGACCCGGATACTTACGGGTTTTTAGCTTATGATAATATGTATGATGAAGGTGCTACTTCATCTATAGGATATTTTTTACCAGATAGTTATTCTAAGTTAGGATTTATAACTGAACAAGGAATGTCACTTCATAAAGAAGCTGAGTTTGCAATCCAAGCTGAAAGAGATCACCTTAGAAGAACTACAAAAGATATTAACATTGTAGATAAGATGATTTGTGAAAATCCTCTTAAACCTTCTGAAGCTATGTTAAAGGTAGGTACTAATATCTACCCTAAAGATGAGATTAACAGACAGATAGCTAAGATAAAAGGTAACTCTGCATTACATAATCTTGGAACTCCAGGAGTATTTGTACAAGAAGAATCAGGTGTTAAGTGGCATCCGTCAACAGACGTTAAACCTATTTTACATTTTCCATATAAAGCTGATGTTGATGGTGAAGGTTGTGTTATTATGTATCAACCACCTTATAAATTTGGTAATACAGTACCTCCGGATTTATATTATATTGCTACTGACCCTTTTGCAATGGACAAAGATAAATCTAAAGAATTAACTAAAAGAGATTCGTTAGGTGCAGCTTATGTAATGAAGAGAGTTAACTCATTTTCAAAGCCTTATGATATAATTGTGGCGGAATATGTAGCCAGACCTAATTTTCAGGATGATTTTAACAGACAGTTGTTTATGATGGCTGAGTATTATAATGCTAAGATTGTATTTGAGAATGATAGGGGTAATATAATAGAATATGCTAGGAATAATAAACTTCTTTACAGACTTGAAGAAGAGTTAACTGTTTATGACTCAAGCAATAACCCTAGAAGAAAGTTAGGTAGAAGTTATGGTGTATCTATGTCTAATATTGAAGTTAAGAAACAAGCTGTACAATATTTTAGGGATTGGTTATTAGCTCCAAGAGATAGAAATGAAGATGGAACTCAAGAATTGAACTTACATAAGATTTATTCCATACCTTTGTTGGAAGAAATACTAAAGTTTAGTTATGAAGGTAACTTTGATAGACACTCTGCAATGTTAGTGGCTATGTTATATAAGAAAGAGTTAGTTATGAAACCACTTCCTGAAACAAATGAAGGTAATTCAGAAGTAGGGGAGTTTTTTTATCGTTTAAAAACTAAAGTTGGTTTAAAGCAAACTTTATAATAAATTTGTAATTTAAATTAAAATGTCTAAACAAATTCAGTATAATGCAAATATCCCAGTTCAAACCATAAGTTATAAAGAAAAGATAGCTGATGATTTTGAATGGGGTAAAAAGACAATGAGGGCTTATATCGAAAGGTCTTACTTTGCTACTACTCAACGTAAATGGTGGTTAAAGAAGCTTTACGATTATTACAACGGGCATATTGATATAGATGATTATAAGATAATTACTGAGCCTTTTGGAAAACCTATTGAAGGTGATTGGGCAGATGTAGTTAATTATCCTATTATACGTACAAAGATAGATTTACTTCAAGGTGAATTTGCAAAACGTCCTAAACAATATCAAGTATTTGTTACTAATGATGATGTTGTAAATGAACAACTTACTGCTCAAAATCAAAAAATACTTCAAACACTTCAACAATTATTTGTAAATACATTAAATGAAGAAGGGGTTGATACAGGTATGCCGTCAGAACAAACTCAAACTCCGGAAGAAGTAGCAAAAGAATTTGCATCTTCTTACAGAGATAAACGTGCAATGCTTGGTCAAAATGCTCTTGATTTTATTTATGAGTATAATAAATTAGATGAGAAGTTTTTACTTGAATGGTTTCACTGGTTAGTATCTGGTGAAGTTTATTCTTATAAAGCAATTGAACATAACGAACCGTATTATGAAGTAGTTAATGTTCTGGATATAGATTACGATAAAGATCCTGATAACGAATATATTGAAGACGGAGAATGGGTTGTAAGAAGAAAATACATGAACCCTTCTACTATTGTTGAATTTTTTTATGATGATTTAGGTAAAAATGAACAGGAAATCAAAGACGCTATTAACAAGATTGAAACTCTGGGTGCCAATACTACTGTATTCTCAGCTTCTGCTCCTAACTTGTATGATCGTACTGGTCCTCAAAATGTTTACAACCGTCTTGTCGAAGTTAAACATATTGTTTGGAGGAGTAAAAGAAAAGTAGGTATTTGTACTTTTATAGATGATTTTGGTCAACCTCAACAAATGGAAGTTGATGAGAATTTTAAAGCTGTAAAAGATGCAGGTCAAACTGTTGAATGGTTATGGGTAAATGAAATATGGGAAGGTTATCTTATAGGTACAGATATGTATTTTAGAATACGTCCTATTCCTGTACAAAGAACTTCTTTAGATAACTTAGCTAAATGCAAACTACCTTATAATGGTAGAGTATTTTCTGCTATCAATTCTCGTAATATATCGTTGGTAACTTTAGGTATACCTTACCAAATACTTTATAATGCTACAATGCATCGTCTTAAATTAGCTATGGCTAAGATGAAAGATGATATGGCTGTTGTAGATTATAACTGGAAACCTAAGAATATGTCAATGGATGAGTGGTTGTTAACTGCTGATATGACATCTATCTTGTTTGTTGATTATAACAAAGAAGGTGTAAAACAAAATCATCAGCATCAATCAACTTTAAGATTAGCATCATCTACAATATCTGCTTATATAGAACTGTTACGTTTTATTAAACAAGAATGGGATGAGGTTTGTGGTATTACCCGTCAAAGAGAAGGTAGTATTACAAGTTCTGAAACAGTAGGTGGTGTAGAAAGAGCTGTGGTTCAATCTTCACTTATTACTGAAATATTCTTTAGTAAGTTTGAGCATTTTATGAATAGGGAATATCAAGGATTACTTGACTATTCAAAATTTGCCTGGATTGAAGGAAAGAAAACAAGTTATGTTCAGCCTGATACCGGTAAAATAGTTTATATGGATGTTGATCCTATTGAACATAGTGAAGCTGAGTACGGTATATTTGTTGCTAACTCTTCAAGACAATTAGAGAAGTTAAAGAAGCTTGAAGCTCAGATTCAGAATTTAATTCAGAATGGAGTTAAAGGTTCTACTATTGTTGATATAATGGATACAGATAACTTTGCTGAAATGAAAGCTAAGTTTTTGTATGCAGAACAAAAAATGGATGAATATCAACAACAAATGCAACAACAACAAGGTGAACAACAAAAAGAAGTTTTAGCTATGCAAGATCAGTTAGCTGCTGCTCAACATGAAAGAGAACTTGAGAAGATAGACAGAAAAGGTGAATGGGATGTACGTAAAGCTGAAATTACAGCTTATGCTATAGACGAAGGATCAAATGTTGATGCTATACATAAAGCTGCTAAGTTAGATCTTGAACAACAGCAGATAAATATAAGACAGGAAGAGTTGAATCTAAGAGAAAGAGACTCTCAAAGAAAGGCTGATGTTCAAAGAGAAAAGACTGCAAGCAATGAAAAAATAGCTAAAACAAAGACAGTTTCAAAAGAGAAAAAATAAACCTTAGTGTAATATATAAATAGCTCAGAAAAAAATACTGAGTTATTTATATTAAAACATTGATAAATATTAATTTTACAACGATTATGAGTAAAGAAAATGAAGAGTTGGACTTTGATGTTACTAACATTGAAGACCCAATTGAAGTAGGAGCTGGTTTGGAATCAGAGCCTACAAAAACAGAAGAAAAACCAAATGAGGTAAAGGACGAAAAACCTGAACCTAAAAAAAGAGGTCCTAAACCTAAAAATGGAAAACCTGAAGGAACTGAAACTAAGTCAAACACAGAAGAAACTACTAGACGAGTTTCTGAGGACGAAGAATCAGAATCGGACGAAGAAGAATCAGAAGACGAATCAAACGAAAAAGAAGAAACCCAAGAAGAAAGTCAAAACTTCATTTTGGAGCTTGCTAACAAAATGGGTGTTGAAATTCCTGAAGGAGTTGAATTTGAAGATTCGGAAGATGGGTTAATGGAGTTTAACGATTACGTATCCGAACTAAAAGCTGATGAAAAGCTGAATGGTTGGTTAGGTAGTCTTCCTCCTGTAGCTACAGATTTTTTTGATTATCTGCAAATGTTAGGTGACAGTGCAGATGAAGAAAAAATAAAAGAGTTCTTTACAACTGTAAAACCAGAGATTGATTACAAATCTATTGATTTAACCGATGTTGTTGCACAAAAAGCTGTGATGAGAACATTGTATAAGTCACTTGATTATTCTGATGAAGAAATCAAAGATGCAATCGAAGATCTGGAAATAGCTAATACTTTGGAAAAACAAGCAAAGTTAGCAGCTGGTAAACTTGCAGTTCGTCAAGAAAAGGAAAGAGATGTAATGCTTCAAAAAGAAAGGCAACAAGCCCAAATGAGAAAAGAAGCAATACAACAGTTCTTTGGAGGTGTAAAACAAGTTATTGAATCCGGAAAAGTAAATAATTTTACAATTCCTGTTCAAGAACGTAGAGCAATATTTGAATACGATGCAAGAGGTCAATTTATGGAAGATTTAAATGCCGTATTAAAAGACCCAGCAAAACGTGTTGAATTAGCTATTGCTCTAAAAAATAAATTCAATCTTGATAAATACGTCAAGACTGCTGCTGCAACTCAAAGAGCTACATCTTTAAAAGATAAAGTTAAGAGTTCAAACAAGTTGAAAGGTGGTAACACTTATGACAGAGTAGTAAATGACGATATTGATTGGGATGATGTTGGTAAATAAAATTTTTAAAAACAAACAATAAAGTATGGCAAGAATTATCACAAGTCAAACATGGAATGAACAAATGGTATCTAACGATGCTTCGTTAGCTAAAGCCCTTTTGCTTCAACCTGAAAAAATCACTCCTGTTCTTACTTACCTGATGGGTAACGAAGATAGCAGGTTTCCTCTTCACTATTTATCAGAAGGTATGCGTTCAACCGTAGAAATCGAAGGTGACGAATACGAATATGATATTGTAGGAAGATTATTTAAAGCTGTTCCTCTAGCAGCTGCAACTACAACTGTTAATGCTGGTATTGGTTTCTCAGAATTTGTTCTGAAATTCCAAGAAGGTATTTTCCCTGAAAAGTACACCATCCTTTCTCCTAAAGGTTACCAATTGGTAATTACTAGTCGTAGACAAGCTGCTGGTTACTGGGAATATACAGTTAAAATTGCTGGTGCTAAATCAACTTCTGAGTTTATCCCTGCAAGTGAATTACAAGCTGGTGCTCTTTATGCATTAGGTTGGTATGCTGCTGCAAGCTTTGGTTCAAGAGGTTCTGAGTCAACAACTACATCTCCTTACAAAGTTCGTGGTGACGTATCTACTATTCGTAAATCTTACAAATGGGAAGGTAACGTAAAATACCGTTCAGCTAAAGGTATCGAATTAGGTACTAAAGGTGGAGGTACTAAACAACTTTGGTGGTCATTTGAAGAATGGCAACACAACTTGTCATTCCGTAGGGAATGTGAAACCAATTTCTGGTATTCAAAATCTAACCGTGACCAATTTGGTCAAATCTCTGAAAGAGATGAGGAAGGTAACATGATTATCCGTGGTTCTGGTTTGTTGGAGCAAATTATCAATAAAGATACTTACTCTGAACTTACTGCTGAGAAATTGAAGCAAACCATTCGTGATACTTTCTTTGGTATGTCAGATGCTGAAAACAAACAAATCACTCTTTTCACTGGAACAGGTGGACGTGATGCATTTGACCAAGCTATGAAAGCTGAATTGCTAGGTGCTGGTTATATCAAACTTAGTGACAGACATTTCGTAACAGGTGGTGGTTACAACTTGAAGTTAGGTGGATACTTTGATACCTATCAACACGTTGATGGTTATACCATTAACATCGTAACTAACCGTCTGTATGATGATGGACCTGCTGCTAAAGGTTTGTTCCATCCAAAAACAGGTCTTCCTTTGGAATCATATCGTATGACTTTCGTTGATACTTCAGTATATGACGGTCAGTCTAACCTGATTATGATTACCAAAAAAGGACGTGCTATGGTTCGTGGTATGGTAAAAGGTATGAATGAAGTAAGTCAAAACTTGTCAGGTAATGATGTAATTTCAACTGACAAAGATGCTAGCTCATTGCATATGTTAAAAACAGGTCAAGTTGTTCTACGTAGGTTCAATACTTCTATTGACCTTCGTTGTGTGGCTGGTCTGTAAACCAAATAAAGTAGGGGGCTAAAATCCCCTACTTAACTATAGTGTAGCTCAAGTAGAGCCCTAGATTGTACTAGGAGGTTGTGGGATCGTACCCCATCACTATAGCAAATTTTAAGAATATGACAAGTAGAAAAGTAACCGTGAAACGGAAAGAGTTCAAAAGGTACGGGGTACCTGAGACTATTGCAAATGACAAAGTAACCAACTTAGGTAGTGTGATGGATAAGTACGGAAACACCCTAAGACCATTTACGTATGAAGAAGAAGATAAGTGGATGGGAGATGTAGTAAATGTAAAAGTAACAGATCCTGGTTTTAGACAAGCTGTTACAAATTGGTACAAAAACATGAGAAAGAAAATCCCACTTGGAGGTGAAACCTTAGAAATAGGGTTAGATGCAAGTGGTAATCCTTACTCAGTTGAAGATTATGCATATTATAAGTTGTTGTTAAAACATCCTTACTATGCTGAATCTGAAAATGGTGCAAATGCAGATGAATTAAAAGAGTTCTTTATAGTTGATCCTTTGGCAGAACTTGAAAAGGAAAATGAAGAAGTTGATGCTATCTCAAAAGCTTATGTAGAACTTACTAAGATTTTGGAAGACGAAACTAAGATGGAATGTGTACTTCGTACCCTTTCTGTTGAATATCCTGAGTTAGGTTCTGTAGGAGAAATAGCTGCACTTAAACCTGAAATTAAGAAAGCTAAATTAAATCAAGCTCTAAACAAAAACCCTAAGAAGTTTATGCAAGTAGCTGGAGATCCTGATTTAATGTACAAAGCTCAAATAGCTTCAATGGTAAGTGCTGGTATTTTGATACAAGAAGGTCAAAAGTATATTAATGGAACAACCTCATTGGGTACATTAAATTCAACAATAGCTTGGATGAAAGACCCTAACAACCTTTCAGATTACACAATTCTGTTAACAAGGTTGGAAGAATTTGGTGCTCCGATTAAAACTAAAGAACCAAAAAAATATAACAAAACAAAAACTGAATGACAGTAAACGATATGCATATTGCTATAGACTTGGAGTTAAATAAACTTAACTCCAATCTATACGATATTATATTACCTCAAGAAAAGGATTATTTTTTAAATAGGGCACAAGAACGTCTTATCAAACAGTACTATTCACCTAAATCTAATAAAAAAGGTGAAGGTTTTGAGATGTCTCAAAAACGTATTGATGATTTAAGAAAACTTCTTGTGCCTAATTATTATGATAAGACTTATCTTCTTCCTGTAAACGATTTTGACTATTCAAGAAAACTTCGTTTTTATTTTCCGGATAATTACATGTTTCTTGCTTCACAAAGAAGTAAGATTTATTATAGTGAATGTGGTACTATTACTACAACTAATAATATCCAAACTATAACTTACTATGTAATGGAAGTACCTTATGATCTAGATTTTAATATGTTTTATATTAAAAAAGACGGTGTTGGTACTAATTATATAGATAATGTTCAATATCCTGTATTAAATACTCTTACTTCAGAAGAAAGAAGTCTTTTTATTGAATTTTTTATATCAACCTGGAACTCTACTTTTGCATCCACTACTGGATGGACTGCTTATTATTCAAGATATAAAGGTATAACTTCAGAAGGAAATATAATTTTTGTTGTAACAGGAGATACACCTGAAGATCTTGTTTTTGGTTTTGAAGGTGAAGAAGCTATACCTATAAATGATGAATCAGATAGTACTGCAAATTATGTATATCTTACTGCTACAGGTGGTCAAGAAATTATAATGCCTAATAGATTTGCACAAGAGGATGACGTTTATGCTATGCAGATAGATCCATTTAATAAATCATCTGTAAATAACGGTCCAACTACAATAATAACTGAAAGTTTTATTGATGTTTTTATTAATAGTGCAGAATTTATTGTAAAAGAGATTGCAATATCATATCTTCGTAAACCGAAAAGTATCTCATTACAGTTAAATCAATCATGTGAACTAGCCGAACACATGCATGCTGAGATTGTAAGAGATGCTGTAAATCTGCTTTTAGAGAATTTTGAAGCTAGTGGTAGACTTCAAACTTCACTTGGAGTGGAACAAACAAATGAGTAAATTTTTAAATGTCAAACAATAAAACTAAAAAACAATGTTAAAAAATGTTTTAATCGGTACAAATGTATCGTACAACACAACTGCTAATTCACCTGCTGACCTTTCTGCCGGACAAATAGGTGTTTTTGGTATTAATCCTTCAACTGGTGCTCTGGCTGTAACAACTACAGGTAACGTAGCTACTCAAGTTGCATCAGGTTTTGATTTTATGATAGCTCAAGGTGTTCCTGCTGGAAAAGCTGTTAAAACCTTTATCATTAAAAGCAAACAAAAAATAGCTTATTCTAACACTGCCTATGCTGCTCCTGTACCTAACGTATTTGTAGTTGGTTACGATGGTGTATCATCATCTTATGATTTAGCTGCTGGTGCTGCTGGTACTTATGATTTCAAATTGCAAAACATTACTGTAGGTAATCCTCCATTCCCTACTGTTGGTTCAACTCCTTTCTTTAATACTGCTGCTGCTGCTACTTCAATTGCAATTGCTAAAGCTATTGTTAAAGATGTAAACAACCAACAATTAACTTCTAGTGTTGATGTAATGCCTTCTTATCGTTTTGCTTTTGCAGAAATTTTAAGTTCAGCTACTACTGCTGCTCCTACTTCAACCCCAACTGCAACTGTTGTTAATGGTTCTGAAAATGTAACTTTATCCACTTCTTCAGTTGATATTGTTCCTGGAGTTTTTATTAAATTTGGTGCTGCTACAGGTACTACTCTTGCAGTTTATGAGGTTGCAAGTGTTAGTGGTACTGCTGTAACTTTATCTAGCCCTTATGTAAATGCTAGTGCTGCTTTAGGTACTACTATTTCTGGTTTAACTACAGGTTTTGCTACAGCTGCTACTGTAAATGCTGCTAGAACTGGTATCCGTGTTACTGAATTTGGTAACATGTTTAATGGTATCCAAGTACAAGAGCCACAACCTAACAAAATCCTTAACGTATCTTGTAACGTAAACCTTTCTGGAACTCCAGTACAAAACAACCAATTAGTTACTAGAGCTTATACTGCTGCTGCTGGTACTATTACAACTGGTATTTATACTGAAGGTAACGGTACTTATGCTCAAGTATTTAAAGCTGAGTTGACTGCTGCTGGTTACATTGGATTTATCAACCGTACTTTCTTACCTGATAACTTCCCTTTATATACAGTAAACGGTACTAATTATGTAACTCTTGGTTTAACTTTTAATGCTCCTGCAAAAGATTATACTGCACAAAATTTTAAATTTGGTGAAATTCAGGATGCTTTATTAGCTATTACTAGCGGTGCTTCACAGATTACTGATTTAAATACTATTTTAACCGCAATTTAATTGGTTGTCTGATTCAATTATAAAACAAATGGGGAGTCGAAAGATTCCCCTTTGTTATTTTTAACCTTTTTATTAATTTTGCTAGCATGAATACAATATTTGGTAACTTCCTTGAAAGGATAATTCCTAACCTTAAAAAAGCAACTCTAAAATTAAATATTTCCGGTCATGATGCTGAAATGACTGTAGAAGATTTTAAATCAGCAATAGTTCCAGCTCCAGTTGAACCACCTTATAAAATATATAGAGCTTTATTAACACAAACAGGAGGAAATGCCCCTGTTGCTACAGTATTAGAAAATACACTTGGCACTATAGTATGGAGTTATCTTGCTCCAGGACTATATTTAGGAACTTTAAACGGTGCTTTTCCAATCAATAAATATTTTGCATTTTTAGCTGCTGGTGGTTTTGATACAGCACCTAATAATGGTGGTAGTGGAAATCCTTACTATTATAGTAGACTTGATGACAATAGTGTTGCTGTAAACTCTGTTACAGATGATAAATTAATTAACAGCCCGATAGAAATAATAGTATATAACTAATATGGCACTTATAACTAAATCATCATCTGCTTTATCTACAAACGGTAAAGTATTATCATTATCTGATACTACAGGTAATTACAATGTAACTACAAATCCTGGTGGATATGGTGCATCACAAACACCTGCTGGACTAAGAGAAGTATCAGATATTGACGGAGGAAAATTAGATTTTTATTTTAACGGATCTACTAATCCCGATTATACTTTTACTTTAACTGCTGGTACAGCTCAAGGATTAGCTAATGGTTCATCTACTTATGATTTAACTATGGGTAATCTTGGTGGTTCAAGTAATGATGTATTTGATGATGAAGTTGTTAAATTAGTTTATCAAGTTATTTTTGATGGAAATGATTTGTGTCAAGTTAGTCAAGGTTCTAATAGTGTAACTTTGTATTCATTAAATGATGCTGCTGGTGCAAAATATTTTGTAATTATAGATGGTGTAGACGAATATACTTACGAAATAATAAGTGAAGGAAGTTCTTTTGTAACATTAGATTCTGAAGTAACTTTAACAAGTGGAGATTATAATTATAAAGTAATTTACGAATCAACTAACTATCTTGCTTTAACACATAACATTCTTAAATGTATCCATACTAATATAGCTAATGTAGCATGTTCTACTTGTAGCTGTAAAGAAAAAGCTGTTGAAAAAACAACTGAAGCTTTAATGCAATACTTTGGTATTGAGACTAATATGGATAAAGGTAATTATAACTGTGCTCAGGAAATAATTGAAAGTTTAACTATTTATTGTGGTAAAGATGGGTGTAACTGTTAATTATACACAAGAAGAATTAGATGATTTATTATCTAGGTTAGATAATAAATACAATACCTATATATGTAAGTTAGCTAAAAAGAACTTATATAAAATAGGTGTTTGTGATATGGAGTTACTTAAAGAATTATTTCTTTATAAATGGTCATTGTCTTACTGGCAACAAAATGTGACTGGTTCAACTACTGGTAAAGATAATTACTTAACTCAAGAGCAATTTAATTGTATAACATTTAGAATAAAATCATTAACTTGTTAAGTTTACCTAATCCATATAATGATGAGCTTTGTGGTTCTGAACAATTATTTAATTCAAACTCAGAGCCTTGTGAACCTTGTACTCCGGAAACATTACAAGTAAGATGGGCAGATATTATTGATAAACCTGTTTGTTTTCCTACTTGTTCTCCTGAAGTAACAGGTGTAACTTCTTTAAACGGTTTAGCAGGAAATGTTACATTAGGTATAGGTTCTACAGGAACTAATTTTAATATAGTAAGTTCATCAGGAACAATTACTTTAAATCTTCCTATTGCTGATGCTACTAAAACAGGTAAATTATCTTCGATTGATTGGAATACTTTTAATAATAAACAAAACCCTATAACATTGACAACTACTGGTAACAGTGGTGCTGCTACTTTTATAGGTAATATTTTAAATATTCCTAATTATACATTAGCTGGTTTAGGTGGAGTTCCTGGTACAGGTACTATTAACTATTTAGCTAAATGGACTTTTACTACTACAACAGCATTAACCAATTCAATAGTTTATGATAATGGTACTCAAGTAGGTATAGGTACTTTTGCTCCTACTGCTCTTCTTGATGTTGTAACTGCTTCAACTATAACATCTTCTATAAAAGCTAGAAATAGCAATGGTGCTACAATTTTATCTAATACTTCTGCAATAGGTTCTTTATCAACTGATTGGAACGCACCTCTAGCATTTTCTACAAATAGTGTTGAGTACATGAGAATACTTACTAATGGAAATGTAGGTATTGGTACAACTAATCCTACTGAACTACTTCATGTAGACGGAGGATCAAGTTTAAAAAATATATTACTTAAAACGACTGCTGCTGGAATAGCTAGTTCTGGTTATTTATATGAAAACGGAAACGGTACTATTAAATTAGGAGGATTTAATTCAACTTTAGGTGTTGGTACTACCGGTTCATATGGTTTTAATTTATTTTATAATAGTACAGCTGTATTAACAGTAGATGCTGCAAAAATAGGAATTAACAATACTACTCCTCTTACTACTCTTGATATTAGACCAGCATCTTCTGGATTTAACCCAACTATAACATTACAAGAACTATCTAATAATAGATATTATTATTTTTATGTAACTGATACTACTGGAGATTTGTATATACAAAGAGATGGTGGAACAAACGGAGGGTATTTTGGTATGGATTGGGATACTAATTTTACTTTTGGTAGTGGTTTAATTACAGGAGGTGTTACTCATTATACTTCTTCTGGAATTTTAGATCCAGCAGATTATATTGTTTGGGTAGGACATCCAACCAACTCTATTACTTTAACATTACCTGCTTTGTCAACAGTTAAGCACGGAAAAACATATATTATTAAAAGATTAAGTGGTCATGCTGTAACTATAAATAAAAATGCAGCAGATCCGAATTTTGATTTACCTAGTACTAGTCAAGCAACAATTACTTTAACTGATGGAGAAATGGCAAGAGTTGTTGCATGGAAAGACCAACCTCCTAGAGGAACAGCTTATCCTACTAGTTTTTGGATAATTTTGAGCAATTAATATTATATTTGAGACATGAAAATAAAAGAAATAATTGAACTGAAAAGAGCAATTGACTCATTATCAGCTGCTAAGACACCGATTTGGTATGAATTGGGTAAAAACAAAACTACTATTGAAAGATCAGTAGAGCCTCTTTTTGAGGATTTTAACAAAGCTAGACAACTTGTTATTGAAAATTTAGCTGAAAAAGATGAAAACGGTCAGTTTAAAGTTGAAGATAATAAGTATGTTTTTGGTAGTAATACTGAAGAAGCTAAAAATCTACTGATTGAATTAGAAACAGAATTTTTGAACAAAGACGTAGAATTAGATCTACACAAGATTTCTGAAGAGAAGTTTAAAACCCTTCAGGAATTAAATTTTGAAGCAAATTTAATGCTTCCAATAATTGAATTTTTAACTTAAAAAAATAATTAATATCTTTGTGTTATGGGATTTACTAATTTAGAATCACTCGTAAAGTCAATATTTAGTCTATTTACTAAACAGGCTTATAACGGTTCATGTACAACCGGAGCAACTTTTGTTCCTCTTTCTACTATAGATATACCAGCACAAACGGTATGGATTTCAGCAATTACCGGAGCTGATTATCTTAGTGTAAGAATAGGAGGTAATGAATTTTATATTCCTGATGGTGCTGTTGTACCTATTAACCATATAAGTAATTTACAAAACGTATTTGTAAAAGTAGACGATAACTCTGTTAAAACTATTACTTATAGATACGAATGTTAATTGTTACTAGAAATAGTTATAATAAACAGGTAGTTTCTTTATCAAGTAATAAGATAGAACCTGAAACATTAGCTCATATAGCAAGGGTACAAGCTGATGGTGGTACAGTAGATAGTATTGAGTTGTGTAATACTTACTTTGTATTTAAGAAAAGTAATGCTTACATGGCAGATGTGTTAGCTGATGCTATGCCTCATGTTTTAGGTTATAAACCAAATGCTACTAATCCATATCTTTGTCTTAAAATATATAGTTCATTACCAAGTGGTATTGGGGATTTAGCACAAACTAATGGTGTTATATATCAACCTTTATTATTAAAATACCAAGGAGAAAGATATTATTATAGTTCTAATTCATCATATAGTAATTTAAAATCAAATAAAGATTCAGATACAGGTGATTTTGATGTTAAAGCTAAAATAGAATGGAATGGTGGTACTAATGTTCTTGTAGGAAAACATGATGGTAGTGGTGCTACTGAACATTTTACTTTGTCTATAACTACTGCTGGAAATATACAAATTGTTTTTGCAAATACACATACTTATACTTCAACTGCAACAATAGGAAGTACTTATACAGGTCATGTAAGAGTAACAAGACAAGCAAGTAGTGGAGAAATTAAATTTTATACTTCTACTAATGGTTCAACATGGAATCAATTAGGTAGTACAATTACAGGTATAACAACAGTATATACAGCACAAGCATATCTTCAAGTAGGTTCTTATTGGAATGGTAGTGCATCATTATCATTTAATGGAAAAATTTATACACTTACTTATTCTGATACAATAAACGGTACACCAACAGAATCAATTGACCTTGCATCATATAATGCTGCTGTTTCACAAACAACTTGGACAAGTACAACAGGAGAAACATGGACATTAATTAAACCTACAGCTAATAATATTTATTATTCAAGTGTTGTTGTAAGAACTACAGTTCAACTTAGGTTTGGTTATAATTGGTTAGAAACTTCTCTTAATCCATTACCTTTAGGTAATATAACTCAAATGAATTTAGGTTCAATAAATGCTGCTCCTGCAAGTAGTGGTGGTAGCATTTTTAGAAGTGCTCTTGTTCAAACAAGAGATGGGTTTTATTATAACTATTCTATATTTACAGGTTCTGAAAACTCTGATGAAATATTAAATAGTTATTTTACAACTTTTTCTCCTATTATTAAACATGGTATTAATGTTTTAAATTATAAAACTCAATTTTTTACACAAAGAGTTCAAAGTGGTGTATCTTGTAAAGTTTATTTAAACAATAATTTACTTACTACAGGAAACACATCTGCATGGCTTGCTTATAATATAACAAGAATTGGAGGCTATGGTGCATTTACTCTTAATCAGAACAATAACGGTGTATTCACATTTAATAGTTTATTGTCTGAGGCTAATACGTTTGCTTTCCAAAGTTTTGTTAATACATCTTTAATGAATAATGAATTATGGTAATTAACACTAAACCAACTGTAAACTATATTGTAGGTTCAAAAGAACAAATTGAAAATGTTATTATTTCAATTGATAAACAATGTGGTTATCCTGAAGAAAATGGTACTTTAACTTATGGTAAAGCTGTGAAACATCCGAAAAAAGATGAATATATGTTGCCAGTAATTAGCTTTTACATTAAATATTTTGATGAAAAAGTTTTAGAAACTTTAGGTGTTGAAGAAATAGACAGCACTTGGATTGAAGCTCCTGAAATTAAATTTTCTAACTAATGGCAAAGTCAACTAACAAACAAAATATAAAAAAATCTTTTGGCAAGAAGAAACATGGTATTGCCAAGAAAAAACTTAATAAACATGAGTGCAAAAAAGAATATAACAGACAAGGCAGGTAATTTAGGGATGCCTATTTCATTTGAGCAATTTTCTAAAGACCCAGTTAAGGGTTTGTTGTTTATTGTTCTTATAGCTATTGGTTATTTATATGTGGACGGCAAAATGAATTATCAATCTCAGATTGCAAAGCACGAACAAAAGATTGAGCTACTCGAAAGCAAAGTAGATATACTTACCATTGCATTAAAGCGTTCTGACAGTGCATTGGTATCCGTTACAACTAAGTTGGAAGTTTTAACACAAATGGGAAAAATCAAATGAAATACATATTAATCAGCATATTGCTTCTGCTTATAGGTTACGGTGTGACAAAAACAGAAACTAAAGAAGCTACTACAGTAGATAGTATTCTTATAAAAAGTGAACAGACTTTTGCCAAAGCATCCAATGTTTGTATAAAAGCTGACGAAAAACAGAAGCAAGAAATGATTAAGATACAGGAGAAAGTTTTAACTTTGCAAACTCAGAACAAAGAATTAAAAGAAGTTATAATATCCCAACAAAATGAAATCAAAAACCTTAGTTCTACTCCTGTTGATACTGGTGAGCAATTCAACTTATTCTCAAAGGATTAGGGTTATAAATGGTGATACACTTGTTACGTTTACACGTACTCAAGCTAAAGCTATAAATGATACGTTCTTTGTTCAGAGGCAAACGATAAAGGAGCTTAGTAATAAGCCACCTGATACGATAAAGATAAAAGAGGTGATAAAGCAAGAGGCAACTGTTACAAGAGATGGGTGGATATTTTTAACTGCACAAATTGTTATATTGATAATTGTAATACTTGTATGAAATTTTTAAAAGATTTATTTGATGACAATAACTCTATCAACGAGAAAGCAGTTGTAGGGTTTATTGCTTTTTTTATGCTTGTAATAGCATTAGCTGTAGATTTAATTACAGGATACTTTGGTAATCCATTAGTTATAAATGAGTTTATATTTGATGGCTTTATGGTTATCATATTAGGTGCATTTGGTATTGCATCTGTAGATAAATGGATGAATAAAAAGAATAATTCTAACGGAAATGAGTAATATATCCAAACACATTACAATGAAAGAGGCTACCTTTTCCTCAACAGGTGAAGCCAAAGGTATTGACAATAGCCCAACTCCTGAACACTTAGAGAACATGAAGTTGTTGGCTGAAAAAGTATTTGAACCACTAAGGGAGTGGTATGGTAAACCTATAAAGATTAACTCTTTTTATAGAAGTAAAGCATTAAACTTAGCAATTCCTGGAAGTAGTTTGACAAGTCAACATTCTTTTGGGCAGGCTATGGACATTGATACCACCTCTGACAACAAGAAGTTATTTGATTATATCAAGGCTAATTTGACTTGGGATCAGTTAATTTGGGAATTTGGAACTGCTGAAAACCCTGATTGGGTACATGTTAGTTACAAAGCAACAGGTAATAGGAAGCAAATACTTAAAGCTAAAAAGGTAAATGGTAAAACTGTTTACGAACCATTCTAATGCCTGGCATTGAAAACAACAAATTAGACGGTACTATAATAGAAAACGAAACAATCAAATCTAATTACGTATTAGATTTTGAAGAAGTAGATTTTACTTTAGTATCTGTAAATATTCTAATAAATCTATTACTATTAGCAGTAATAGTTTATTTTTGTATAAAATTATATAATCAGAAGAAAAATGAGCTTTAATTTAATTCTTATTATTATTTGCTGGTATTTAGCCGGTATTTGTAATGGTTTTATGGATGCTATTAAATATCATGATGCTTATAAACATTGGGGTCCTTTTTGGTCTAAAGGTTCTTGGAAAAGATTATATGATGGAGATATTAACTGGTTTGAAAAGATATTTGATGCTGCTTTTGATGCTTGGCATTTATTTAAATACATTATGATGTGTTTATTTATATTATCTTTGGGATTAGCTTTTGCAACAAATTTACATATGTTTCAAAATATTCTAATTTGTTCTATAACCGTTTTATCGTTTATTATTGGATTTAAAACAACATATAAATAATTGATTATGAGATACTTACTTATTATACTAATTCTATCTTCTTGTTCTGCTCAATGGCATCTTAAAACTGCTATTAAAAAAGAGATTCTATCCAACAAGCTTATGCTAAACAAAACGATAGTTTAGTTATGGTTTACAATGATAGTCTTGTGTCCATATATATGGACTATGATCAATTATCAAAGAATTTTAAACTTAAAGGAAAAGTAAAAGAAAAGCTTGTACCTTACGAAGTTATAGTTCATGATACAGTTCCTGTTGAAGTTCCTTGTCCTAATCCTATCTATAGTTTAAGCAAACTAGAAGAGTTTCAGATATGGTTGGGTAGGATTTTAGGTTTATTATTAGTAATTTTGTTAATTATATATGGCATCAGCAAAAGAAATAATTTATAACTGGAGAAACTTGATGGAAGCAGGACGTATCAGTGATGATAGTCTTCCTTCTTATTCTCAGTTGTATTTTATACTTAATTATAAAAGAGCCCAATACTTACGTCAAGACCAAACTAAAAACTGGTTTAATATGGATACCATATACCAGGATCTAGGTTGTCTTGAAATGGAAGAAGTAGACTCAGCTGAATGTTGTCATTTTGAAACAGGTTGTACTGTATTTAGAACTGTTACAGAAATACCTCCTGTATTACGTTGGAAGTTAGCTTACGGTTTAAAAATATCAGCTATTAACAAAACCAAAAGGTTTGAAATTATACTTCCTGAAAGATTTGATTTTGTAGGTCATACAAGATACCCAAGACTTACAGAACCAGTTTACTATTTAAATAACAGATTATATACAAAAGACGTTGCTGCATTAAATGTTAGAGCTGCCTTGGTTGATCCAAGGGATGCTAAAGCTTTTAAATGTGAAAATGGTGTATGCTATACAGATGATATGGAATATCCTCTACCACAGGACATTTTAGATTTGATTACCAGAGATGTGATGGGAACAGAATTGAAATA